AGGTTCCGTCTGCCTTGATTGGAGGCTCCGTAAAATAGGCTTGGGCGTACTCGTTAGCCGGTGCTGTAAAACGGTAGCACTTTTCTTTGTGGGGACAGATTGTCCCTGGGGGGTTACACTTGGATATATCAGGCATCTTGACCTCCGTAAGTTTCGTTGTAAAAATCTTCAAATTGAATTTCAAATATTTTTCTTAATTTTTCATTGGTAGTAACATTATCTAAAGCAGCTTCTTTCATCTGCTCCTTTTCCATTTGCTTGGCTTTTCCATAAATTTGTCCCATTGATTTATGAATTAAATCTTTATTGATTTTTTCAATTAACCATTCAACCGCTGTTTGTTTCTTTTCCATATCTACTCTATTGTCAAATTACTGTCCTGTAGTTCCTGGCGTATGTACTCTCTTATCCTGTAGCATACGTCCATTTCTTCTGGAGTGGCTTCTCCTGATCCTTCTATGGCGGCTCCGTATTTATGAACGCTGCGCAGCTTTTGGTCGAGTTCCCAGAGGAGCATTTTATACTTAATCCCATCGAGGGCAGTACGGAGTTCATCTGCCTCTTCTACCCGGTCAAATTCTATTGTTACCTTGCTCATAGCTTCTCTATTTCTTCTTTAACTTCTTCCCAATAAGTTACTTCGGCTTGTGAATCATTGTAAAATGACGCTACTTTTAATAACTCATCTACTGCAATTAAAGCACAATGCCTTGCATCCTCCTTAGCCTCCTCATCGTAAAGCAGGCCTGCTCGCAGGTAGATCCAATATTTGTCGACTAGCTCTTTTGCCTTTTCCTTTGGTGTCATTCCTGTTTAAATGAAGCGTTGTAATAAACTTGCTCTGCGTCATTTACCCCATCATTATAATCAGAGGCATCTAACTCTCCTGTTACAAAGGCAGAGAGGATTTCTAGATGGTGTCGCGTTCTAGCTTTTTCGAGGATTGCGTTCCATTCGAACTTGTCCTTTGGAGTGTCCCATAGTTTTTCAAAGAGAAAATCTACTGATGTTTGTGTCTTGTTATCCATTGTTTTTGTTTTTATTTTTATTCCCAATATATTTCATCACCACGCTTGTAGTGTTTTAGATTTTCCTTTGCCGACTCTTCTGTGAAGTGTTTATCCTCGTAGGTGCAGTAGTTGTTCGGCATCAAACATATCTGACCTCGATTTAGGATGATTAGATTTAGCGGCTTGTGTTCCGATTGATATCTTGAGTATCCGTCCTTCCAATCTACTATGATTCCTGTATGCCTTCCAAAACCAGCTCTTGTCTTTACCTGTAGTCCTTCGAGGTATTTAAATTCAACCACGTCCATATCCTCACCCATTCCCTTCCACGGCATTAGAGCGTGGTGATCCAGGTCAAAGTTGTCCGTTATTGAGATAGCCTGGATAGGAAGTCCACTCCAATTAGCACCGCTTTCTAGCATGACGTGGAATAGGAGGACCTGATATTCTCTTCCATAGACAGCATGGACTATACCCCTTGTTGTTCCTTCAGGCATCTCTGGTCCGAGGAATGCGTTGTTCACATTGACGTATATATGGTACGGTAGACTTGCGTGCTTACTCATTGTTATCTATTTTACTTAGCTCCTCTTTCAATCGCTCTAGGAATGTTTCCTCTCCATCATCTCCAGAGATCAACCAGTCTACTCTTTTAACGTAGACGTAGGCAAGTCTTAGATATTTAGCGGCATTCTTAAATTCCTCCAATACCTCATCGGGGTACTTGTATCGGTAAAGCTCGTCAGGAAACTCCTTGTACCACTCCTCTGTTTTCCAGGGGTAATCTTTTAATTCCTCCTCCGTCTTTTTAGCACCGTTAGTCTTGATAAGATCCTCAATCTCATCAGCGATATCCGCAATCAAGCGTTGGTTGTAGTCAAAAGCTCCTCCAGACATTGTGTTTAGTTTTAAAGTTTACACCCGACTTTAGCTTGGTGTTGTGTGTTAGCAGCCTTTGCGAGGTCTGACACAGCTAGTTGGAACAATGTGGCCACCATCTCCAACGCACTCTGAGTTTTAGTCAGGTACAGTTACTTTTCTTTCTTATTCATTTGAGAGAGTACCCAAGTCAAGACCTCTAACTTTAACTCATCGGAGAGATCCTCGCTAAAGGTCTTGCGGAGCATTCGCTCATACACTAGCTGCTTCACTATCTTCACTAGAAGGGGCTGTTTTTATTGCGTTAAGGAAAGCTACAGCCTCTTGTTGAAACTCTGGGTCATCTCTCATCTTATCAAGAGCATCATTAGCGACAGAGGTTAACTCTTGAGTTAGTCCTATGAAAGACTCTAGAATCTCTTCGTTGGTTAATTCCATGTTGAGTGCCAACAACTCAGTTAGTAGTTTATGGCACGAGAGAGCGTACTCTTGTACTGTCTCGTTGGTTACTTTTAATTTTTGCATTTTGTGTTTTATATTTCACAAATATACAAAAGTTATTGAAATAACAATTAATAAGTTTTCAACAATAGGGATTATAGATTTGGAGGAAGTTTATACTCCTCCCCATTTTCTTTTGCGGCCTTATAGTCTTTGACAATGTCACACAACTTTACCTTCTTGTCCATCTCGGGACATCCTAGTTGGTGAGCGTTGTAGTAGCCACAGACAGGGCATTTGTATTTCTGTTTCTTCATGATCCGCAGTATAAGCAATCCTCGTCATCGTCTGCGATAGAGTTTGCCTCCTTGTTAATTTTGATTGCTTCCATTTCTACTTGAGCGTCTGTCCACGTTGGGTTGAACACTCTTATTTGCGACTTGAGGAATAGTAACTCGTTCATTGATTTAAATTTTAGGTGTACAAATATACGGAGAGAAGCATATTTATATATCTTTGTTTTGATAAAAAATTACACTATGGCAAAGGTTCAGTCCACAAGCACTTTTAAGAAAAAACCAAAGGTTAGTAGACCTGGTGTTATTGCAAAGACAAAGTGTTCTTGCTTGAAGGCTTCTAAAAATTATGTTAAAAAATATAAAGGTCAGGGACGATGAAAAAAGAAATGCTTAAAAGAAAGGATGGGAGTACATCCCCAAGAGGACTTTGGGACAACTTGAGAAGCAAGGCAGCTGAAAATAAAAGGACTGGTGCTAAACCAAAGGCTCCTACTGCCGCAATGGAAAGACAAAAGCAAATTATCAAGTCTCAAACCAAAAAGAAAAAGTAATGGCAAAGACAGCTGCATGGCAAAGAAAAGAAGGCAAGAGTGCTACAGGAGGACTCAATGCAAAAGGAATCGCTTCTTATAGAAAGGCTAATCCTGGTTCAACGCTGAAAAAAGCTGTGACTAAGAAACCATCTGAGATAAAGAAGGGGAGTAAGGACGATAAGCGCAGGACCAGTTTCTGTAAAAGAATGTCAGGAATGCCCGGTCCAATGAAGGACGAGAAGGGTCGACCAACAAGAAAAGCACTTTCTTTGAAAAAATGGAACTGTTAATAAAAAAAATAGTATATTTGTGTAAATATTTAAAGAGATGGTTACAAGTACTACAAGTTTACAAGCGTCTACAAATGTTAGAATCGCATCAAAAGTTGATATCGAATTTTATAAAATAAACTACATTAAGACGGATATCGTGCAAGGTATTAGCGATCCAATACCAAACACATCACCAACAATGCTTGATGTTTTCAATGCTAATGAGAGTTTAGATAAAGATATTGAAGAGTATGTAAATACTTTCTATCCATTTGATCCTGATTACATGGATAACGAGAGTTATATTTGTTACGAGGTGAATAGAGATATTATGTCTCCAAGTGGAGCCAGTCATTCCTGTTTATACGCTCAAGTTGATATATACCAAGTAGTTAAATCAACTAATAACGCAATTAGATAACTTAAATAAAAATGAAAATGAAAAAAGATCCTATTGTAACATCACGCAAAAACATTCTTGGACGAGATGTTAAAATTACTCGTGCAGGTAATGAAAAAACTCGTGAGGTAACAGGTAACAAAATGGCTAAGACCACAGTTACTAAAGATTTGAAAACTGGCGGTAAGAAAATTACTACGAGTAAGATTAAAGTATCTCCTAAAGAGCAAATGGTTGATGTTATTAACAAGACCAAATACACAGGAGCCGCAGGCAGAAAGCGTGTGCTTGATGTGAACCCAGAGACAAGCAGAAAGAGAACTACTTCAAAAGCATTTTCTGTTGATCCTGCAAAAGCAAAGCAAACAAAGAACACAATGTCTGTAAGAGAGAAGGCTAAGAAAGTATACAAAGGAACTAATTTACCACGCAAATACAATGGCTAAAATGTACACCACTTCTAAGACTAATCCTATTACAGGAATGTCTACAGATAATAACCCTCGTCAAGAAAAGAGACAGGTTAGAAGAGAAGAGAGAGCTTTAAACAAAAGCCTTAACGAGGGTATTAAAAAGCAAGGTAAGGCTTTGAAGCAATACTACAAAGGCACTCCTGTTGAAGAAACTGCGTCTACTCCAAAAACAAAAGACTGGAGAGATAAGGTTAAACCAGACAAGGGAGGTAAAAAGGGATCTGTTGTAAGAGGAGGTAAAGGTGGCCGAGCAAATTACAACAAGATGGATGAGTCTTGTAAAAACCCTTACGCTAAATAGAATCTCGGTTCATAAAGATAGACTTTATAGACTGGTAAGATAATTTGAATAGGCGTGGGTTTCCCATGCCTATTTCTATTACAGCATACTCCGGGACCAACTCATCAACTTGACGTATAGACATCACATCTCGAATGTCGAACATAGTTTTTACCAATTGTTCTGTTGGAGTTAGGTCGAAGAAGTTTATCTCCCCACTATTGGTTAGGACCTCCATAGCCTCAATATAATAGCCTTTAATCAACATTTGGTCTTAGGATATGTCGGATTAATCTTCTTAGGTTCTTTGCGTCTCTATAAGAGAGAGGAATTAGTTGTCTGCCCTTATCATCGGTTATAGCAATATCCACTCCTGCGCCATTGGCCCATTCTGATACTTCTAGAAACTTGTTATCCTCCTGATCGTGGAAGAGTGTCTTCTTAATTTTTTTTGTGTACATTTTCTTTAAATTTTAATAATTGGTGTTGGTCTAATACATACGAGTCTCCTGTTCCAAGGTTGCGAATATTCTCATCTTTTTTTACATCCTCTGAACGAGAGAACCCAGCGAATCGGATAGTGTAGTCATTTTCTACTATGGCAAGTACATACATATCCATCGGTTGAGAGTTTAACTTGACAATCATACGACCTTGAGGAAGGCGAGTGCTTTTGACATCTATTGTCAAATGTTTAAAAACACAATCTGGTTGACCTGCCGTGTCATCTCCAAAAGACAGACTGAAATGGATGTTATGCCATTTGCAGAAAGCGTACTCAGATAGGCACCCATCGAAGTCTATTTCGTACCCCGACTTGTCTGAGGCAAACTTTTGGTCTACCACATTTTTCTTTCTGCTAAAGAATGCTCTTGTGGAGGCGAGAGTTCTCAAAAAGTGAACTTCAGACTCGTTTAGTTTGATTGTCATGATTGTAATCCTTTCTCATTGTCATCTCCTCCAAAGTAGGAGAGAATTACTATTATTGCTGTTATAATTACAGCTGCCATTATAAATTTATTCATAGTGTTTAATTTTCAGGGTCTGTTGTTGTTCCTATCGTATTAAAATCCACTCCTGTACTGTCGCATATTTTCTTTACAGAACTATCGGCATTAAAGGAATTTATCTTGTTCACGGGGTAGTAATTATTTGTCGTACAGCTTAACACTATGCAAGTTATAGTAACAAATAGAATCACCTTTACTATTGTTTTATTTGTTTTCGACATCTTTCTGTTGATTAATTATTTCACTTACTTCTTGAATTCTCTTCCCAATCCAAGCCGTTGTAGCGGCTTCTATCCCCGAACATACTGATCCGTACTTCATTTGTTTTTTATTTTTTCGATTGCACTTTTTAAATACACAGCCATGTCAAGGCACTCCTCATACGCTTCCTGTAACCACATGAGGTGATCATAATCAGTTCGGTCCACTGTTGTGCCGTACTGCAAGAAACCTTTCCTCTCTCTTTTTTTAAGGTCATCAATTAACTTGGTAAGTGTCTTGGAGTCTTTAAGTTCGTAGTGAGGTTCTACATTGTGTGTACTATTCTGCTCCATAAGTCTCGTAGTGTTTACGGATAATGTTCTCAACGAACTTTTGTTTTGCTTCACTCCAATCACTTACATCCTCTTCATCTTGTGAAATACTAGCAGAAACCCCGTAGGTTGTTCCAGATGCGCTTACTACTTTCAATAAAATATATTCATATTTCATATCTAAAGTAATCTCTCCGTTAAAGTAATACTCTGTCTTGTGTGGCTTTTGAATTGTGATTTCCATTGTGTTTTTAGTGTTTAATGTTTAGTTTAGAAAATAACTCTCTGTATGCTTGTCTAGGTTGAGGGTATCCAAGCTCTTCCATTTTCTCAACAAAGTATTGGACAATCATCCTATCCTTCCACGAAGTCTCCATGGTATTTTCAAACATATTAACACCGTGTAAGATAGTTGCGTGGTTCTTTTTATCAAACTCACCTCCAATACCGCCCAATGTTACAGGCAATGTTTTGTACATTACCCAGTACACAAGCTGTCTGTAAAGAATGTTTTCTCTCTTCCTGTTCTTCTCTCCCGTGGCGTTATAAACCTTTAGGCTCATATCTTTTATTGTGTCTATGTAATTTCTCATATTAGTGCCGATAGCAACATTGTGAATTACATGGCTAAACTTATCAGCCTCTTCTTTTAAGTGAGGTACATAGAGGATTAAATCATTAATGAATCTTTCCTTACGATCATTTGGCACATACTCTAGGATGTCTCCAAAATGAATCTTTTTTTCCGCTTGAGTTTCCATTTTTGTTTTTGTTTATTATTTGAGGTTATTAAAAATTTCTTGAACTTGTTCTAATGTGTGTCGTTGGATAAAGTCCCAGTAGACGAACTTGTACAGACTTTGAAAATATTTACGTTTGTAACTTTCAGAATTGACCGGCTTGTCGATGCCAAGTTCTTTACAAGTCCTTTTACTCGCTTTAGTTTTAATTTCATCGCTGACTTCTTTAGATATAATATTATTGTTTCGCAAATATCTAACATTCTTTTCACAAAATCCAAATAAAAATTCAACTATTTCAACATATTTTTTATCAACACAGATATAAACAGCCTCAATGTTTTCGTAAAAGTCTTGTTTTGAACCTGTTAACTCCCCTTCTTTGAGTTTAGTAATTGCGACTTGTCGAAGGCCGTACTGAAATGCCGGATCAGAATGGTATGTCTTCATCTTCATATTCGTGTTGTCTTGTTTCGTATTCGTCTAATAAGATTCCGTTGCTATTATCTCCAATCTCTGCAAACCTCTTGGTCTTGACATCGTAAACAAAAGGAACTTCTCCAACTCGGCCAATGAAGGACCAGCGTATCTTTTGAATGTTGATGAGAGTTTGCCCAGAGACATAATCTCGGTAAGCAACAAATCCGTTATCACACTTATTGAAGAAGTGAGCAGATCCTGCGATGTCGTATAGTGTTGGCATAACATACACTCCGTTCTCCTTCCTAATTTTTGTAGGGTGTGCAATCACAAATACATGGACTCCGTAACGGTCCTTGAATCGTTTAACCTTGGTGAGAGCCTCTGAGATATACTGCGTCTCACTCATACCTTTCGGAACTTGGTGTTCAACGTAGTTCCAAGGATCTATTACAAGGCAATTGATTCCGCTTCTCTTCACAAGTTCTGCTGCTTTGTCTAAGATGCCATCAATGGTCACGTCCATCTCATCTATCTTCATGAAATAGAAGAACTCTTCTACAAAGTCACGAGCCTTATCTACCTCCTCTTGGCTCATCTTTGCGGTAGGCACAAATGAGAAAAAAGGCTTGCCAATAAAAATTTCAGCAAGTTCAGAAAAAAGTATCTCTGTTGGTTGTTTTTCTGGCGAAAACATTGCTATCTTCCACGAATGTTTCGCAGACAATCTGACAAGTAAATTGTTCAGAAAAGTTGACTTCCCTGCGTTGGGTGTTCCTGTGATAATGGTGAACTCTGAGCCTCGGAACGAGATGTGTTCATCAAACTGATTAAATCCTGCTTTTAACCCATGAGGAAACCCATTAAGATATATGTCCGTTATTTTCT